ACTATACTATTCAAATTATATATCAGGTAGTAGTGGCTTTACTGGTGATGCTTATACAAGTAGTATTATACTAGGAGCAGATGAAGCCGGTAATCGTATAATTGGTGGTGTTCAACAAACGAATTATGATAATTATGACCAAACAACTCTTTGGCCTAATAGACAATTCCCAACAGGAAGCTCTACAGTAAACCCACAAGTTGTAGTAATATCAATTCCTTCAAAACTTTTTGGAGATTATATCCAACCAGAATCCTTTATATTTAGATCAGGATCTAATATTTACAAAGATGACGGAGAAGGAAGACTAATGTTTAAAGATGCTAGTTCAACTTACAGTTATACAGATAGCTATGGTAATGGAGTAGGTAATATTATATACGATCATGGTATTGCTATTTTAGCAGGAGTTGGCGAAAGTTGGGCAACTTCAGTTATTGATATTACTTGTTCATTTTCAAGTTCCTATAAAATTTTCGAAACACAATATAAAGCTACAGTTTTTGAAGATGAATTTAATTACTCTTTAAACCCAAGTATAATTTCAGGAAGTGAAATTCCTAAATCATTCCCTTCCCAAAGTGAGTTAGACTATACAAATACAGCTTCTTATGGTCAACCATTAGATTTTGCTACTGGTTCTTATTTTACTCCTTACATAACTACTGTTGGTTTATATGATGAAGACTTTCAATTACTTGCAGTAGGAAAATTATCGGAACCTTTACAATCATCAACAGTTACAGATACAACAATATTAGTAAATATAGATAGATAAAAATTATTTGTCTATTTAAATGTTTTTGATTATATTTATCATTAAATTTTTACTCTATGAGTTGGACCTATAAAACTAAAAAAATAGGCGATGTTACTCAATTTCCTGAAAACACGTTTGGTTTTATCTATTTAGTAACCCATAAGCCTACTAATAAATCTTACATAGGCAAAAAAGTATTATACCATACTAGGAAACAAAAAATAGGTAAAAGAGAATTACAAAGATTAGAAAAAGCAGTTGGTCGTCGTCCTTCATATAAACTAGTAGTAAAAGAATCAGATTGGTTAAATTACTATGGTTCACAAAAAGAAATAAAAAATCTATTGTTGGAAGGAAAAAAAGATGAATTTGAACGTATTATACTTAAATTATCACCTAGCAAAAAACTTCTAACATATTATGAAGTTAAATTTCAAATGATATATCAAGTACTAGAAAAACCAGATGAATTTTTTAATGATAATATTCTAGGTAAATTTTTTACAAAAGACTTTGAAGATGTAGAATTTGAAGATTTTTTGGAATCCGAAGAATAATATTGTATATTGTAAGTTATGGTTAATCATTTATTGGTATCCTTAGTCAACTCCGTTTTGGGTTCAGGTAAAGCTACTGCTCGAAACAATTATGCGTATCATTGCCCCTTTTGTAACCACCACAAACCTAAATTAGAAGTAAATTTAACAGAAAATCGTGAAGGTAAAAATCCCTGGCATTGTTGGGCATGTGATGTTAGAGGCACTACTATTTATTCATTATTTAAACAACTTAAAACTTCTGCAGAAAAATTTACTGAATTAAAATCTTTAGTTAAAACCTCCAAATCAATTAAAGATACTAAAGTAGTATCTAGTATATCATTACCTTCCGAATTTATTAGCCTAGATACTGTTAATTCAAGCGATATTATTGCAAGGCATGCTACTGCGTATTTAAAAAAGAGAAACGTAAGTAAATACGATATACTTAAATATAATATTGGTTATTGTAAAGAAGGATTATATAAAAATATGATTATAATTCCCACTTATAATAAGGATGGCCAATTAAATTACTTCACAGCTCGTTCATTTGAAAAAGACCCATATGTAAAATATCGTAACCCTTCAGTAAGTAGAGATGTAATACCTAATGAACATTTAATAAATTGGAATGTCCCTGTTGTTTTATGTGAAGGGTTATTTGATGCTATGGCTATTAAAAGAAACGCGATCCCCTTATTAGGGAAAAATATACAAAGTAGTTTAATGAAAAAATTAGTTACTTCAGTAGTAAATAAAATTTATATTGCATTAGATAGGGATGCAATTAAACAAGCTTTAAAATTCTGTGAAAAATTAATGGCAGAAGGAAAAGAAGTCTATCTTGTGGATATGCAGGATAAGGACCCAAGTGAAATGGGTTTTAAAAATTTTACCAAGTTAATCCAAAAAACAAACCCATTAACCTATTACGATTTAATGGAACAAAAACTATCTATATGATTAAAAAAACGTATAATAGGATAATTGAATTATCTGATGACCACAAACAAATTACATTACCCGATTCAAGGTATTATAGAAGACACGGTGAATATTATCCTTCTGTAACATATGTTTTAGGAAGTTACCCTAAAGGTAAACATTTTGAAGACTGGCTAAAAAAAGTAGGTTATAGTGCTGACTGGATTGTTAAAAAAGCTTCAGAAGAAGGTACTGCTACTCATTTACTTATTGAAAAATATTTTAAGGGCAAAAAATTAAAATACCTTAATGAACATGGTTATCCTAAGATGGACCCTTTAGTATGGCAAATGTTTTTACGTTTTGTAGACTTTTGGGAAACTTATAAACCTACATTAATAGAAACTGAAGTGCATTTATTTTCAGATGAATTAAAAGTAGCTGGTACTTGTGATTTGATATGTGAAATAGATGGTAAACTTTGGGTTATTGACTTTAAAACTTCTAATCATTTACAAACTACGTATGATTTACAAGGTGCAGTTTATGCTCAAATGTATAAGGAGTGTTTTGGTAAAGAAGCAGATCATGTGGGTGTACTTTGGCTTAAATCTAAATCCAGAGGCCAAGATAACTCAGGCAAAAGAATAAAAGGAAAAAAATGGGAAATGTATGAATCTCCTAGGTCACAAGAAGAAAATCTTGAAATATTTAAATCTGTAAAAAGATTATTTGATTTAGAAAATCCTAAGCATAAACCCGCTACAACTTCATTTCCAACTACAATAAAGAGAACCGTGTAAGAATTAGGTTTTCCAGGATACTTTTCGTATATTTATGATATATGATCAATCTGTATAATATTTTGCTTGAACAATTAAATGGTCCTAAAGCTATAATTTTAGCTGGTGCTCCTGGTGCAGGTAAAGGGTTTATTTTACGTGGTTTAAATTTAGAGGGTCTTAAAGTACTTAATGTTGATAACATTTATATTAATTTACTTAAAAAGGCTAATGTATCCCTAGATTTAAAAAATGCAACACCCGAAGAAAGAATTTAAGGGTGAAGTTGCATCTACTATAGATGGAAAAGAATCTTTTATACTAGATGGTACAGCAGCTTCTGTTAAACAAACAACAGCGTTAAATAACGAATTAAAAGAAGCAGGATATGATGTTTTTATGCTTTATGTTTATACAGATTTAGAACGTTCATTAAAACAAAATCAGGATAGATTTGAAAAATCGGGTGGAGAAGATAGAAGTTTAGCTCCGGCTATTGTATTAAGAACTTGGTTAGGTGTAACTAAAAATTATAAAGTTTATAAGAATATGTTTGGTGATAATTTTATTTCTGTTGCTAATACTTTACAGGATGAAAAATTAAAAAATGTAGAGGATGTGGTTAAAAAATATCTTGAACCTTTTAAACCTACAGGTACAAAACCTAAAACACCTTCTCAACAAGCTAGAAGTGATAAGCAAAAAGCAGAAATAAATGCACAAGTTCAAACTTTATTAAGTGATGATGGTGCAAAAGAAATAATTAATAATTCAGTATCGAAAGAGGAGGCACAGTCAAAAATTAAACAATTTTTAAGTTCATGAGTTTAGTTAATGAATTAATAAAAGGGTTATTACCCGAACAAGAAAAAAAGAAAGTAGTAGCTGTATATGGAGGTGGATTCAAACCCCCAACTAAGGGCCATTTTGCTGTTGTTAAAAAAGCAATAAAAGATAATCCCAATATTGATGAATTTATAATTAATATAGGTGGTAAAGAAAGAGATGGAGTTACACCTGAAGAAGCAATTCAAATTTGGGATATCTATAAACAATACTTACCAGTTTCTGCTAATATTAATATTCAATATAGTAGTACTCCTCCTATTAAGGCAACTTACGATTATGCCAAAAACCATCCTGATGAAGAAGTATTATTTATTTTAGGTGCTAGAGAAGGTAATGAAGATGATTTTAAGGACATAGCAGATAGAACTAAATCTTTAGATAAATACCCTAATTTAAATTTACGTACTGTAGTAACACAAGGTGGAGTATCAGGTACTGCTGCAAGAAACGCAGGAAAAATAAGTAAAGAAAAAATAAAACCATTATTACCTGATGAATTAAGTGATGAAGAAGTAACACAAATATACCAAATGGTATCTGATAAAGTTACAGAAGGTAGAAAAAAGAAAAAAGACCCTAAAAAAGGTACAGGTAAAAAACCAAAGGGATCAGGACGTAGATTATACACAGATGAAGATCCTAAAGATACAGTTGGTATTAAATTTAGTACTAGACAAGATATAGTAGATACATTAAATAAAAAATCATTTAAAGCAAAATCACATGCTAGACAATCTCAGATTATTAATTTAATTCACCAAAGAGTTAGAGCAGCGTTAGGTAGAACTAAAGATCCTAAAAAAAGAGCTAAATTACAATCAGGATTTAAATATATTAAAAAACGTAAAGAAGCATCTAAAGCTAAAACACAACGTTTAAAAAAGAAAAAATTAAACGAAAAAAAGGGATACGGTAAATCCGCTGGTTATAGATATAGATCTATTTATAAAAAAGATGGTAAATTTTATTTTATGCAAGATAATCCATTTTCACCTGGTATAAGACAGGAATTTGGTCCTTATAAAACTAAGGAAGCAGCTAAAAGAAAAATGCAATCCTTTCCATCAGGTACTAGTTATAGGGATTTAACCGAAGAAGAGTTAAATGAAAAATTATGTAAAAGAGGTAAAGATTATATAGCAAAAAGAAAAAGACAGGGTGAAAAACATAATCCATTTTTAGCTGCCAGGGCAGTAAAAGTATGTAAGGGACAAATGAGTGGTACTGATGGTAAACAGAAAAAAGATTTTAGACCTAAAAAAGGTAAAACAAGATCAGCTCAAGGAAGAAAACCAGATATTGTTAAAGAAATTGGTATAGATTTATCTAACTATTCAGGACAAGTATTACCTGGGGATGTTTTAAGAGCACCTAAAGGTTTTCCTTTGGGAGGTAAAAAATTAGAAAGTTCTAAGCAATTAAAAGTAATAAAAAATAGTAGAGAAGGTGTTAATAGATATAAATTATCACTTGAAGATTCGGATGGTAAAAAATATACTGTTAGAAATTTTCAAATGGATGGAGAATATCAGGGAAAAAAATTACCTAAATGGGGTATGGTTAGAAGATCTAAAAAGAATTTAAAGGAAGAAATAGACTCAGCTAATTTTAATTTTTCTCCTTATATTGCATCTTTAACTAAATATTTTTTACAAAATAAAATGGCTTTAAATCCATTACCTAGGATTCAAATGGTACATGATGATATAGATAATGGTATGGATGTTTTTGGTAAAACAGCTTATTACTCACCTTCTGAAAAAAAGATAGTACTATACATT